ACAGGACTTCAAGGTAAATCTAATACTCATAGAGATTCTCAATCAATAATAGATGCATTTAAAGATTTATTGATTTTATCGCAAACAAATACAAAATACGGTTTAACTTGTAGTACTTTTTTTCAATTTGCAAAATTTTACAAAAAATATAATATACTCTTTTACTAATTTGAGAGCTCCTTTTGAATTTGTATAACTTATTGCCTACTTTTCAAAAAGCGGTAAATAATAAAAAGATATTGTGACTAAGATATATTCAAACGTTGAACCAGGTAAATTATTACACTTTGTACATAAGCAGGGAGACTCGACAGATAATAGAACCGATCTTGTTGATTCTAATAATTTTATACAATGTTCTTTTCTTAAATTAGAAAAAGATAAAACCTTTGTCCCTCATATACACATAGAAAAGTCACGGCATTACGAGAAACAAATTGCGCAAGAATCGTGGGTTGTTATTAAAGGTAGAGTCCAGTTATTTTTTTATGATATTGATGGTATTTTATTGCGAGATGATTTAGTTTTAACACCAGGAGATGCATCATTTACTTTGTATGGTGGTCATACTTATAAAATTTTAGAAGAAAACACTATTGTATATGAATACAAAACCGGTCCATATGAAGGTCAAAAATTAGATAAAAGGTTTTTAGATGTCTAAATTTATTCTATCTGAATTAGTAGATTATAATAGTAATAATCCACATATATGATCAAGATAAACTTGGGTTGTGGTAAGAGGGATTTTGGAGCAGATTGGTTCCATATAGATGGTAATTCTCTTGATCATGTACAACATCGCGATATTGTAAACTTACCATTTAAGGATAATACAGTAGACTTAATTTACTGCAGTCATGTAATTGAATATTTTGATAGAGAAGAAATTGTACCTATTTTAGGTAAGTGGTATAATAAGCTTAAAGATAACGGTATATTACGCTTAGCAGTTCCTGATTTTAATGCTATGGTGTCATTATATTTAAATAAATCCGTTTCATTGGATAACTTTCTCGGGCCCCTTTATGGTAAAATGATTATGGATGAGTCGTTTATTTATCATAAAACTACTTATGATTTTAATTCCTTACAAACGCTCTTAAAACAAAGTGGATTTAGAGATGTTAAGGTATATAATTGGCGAGATACTGAACACGCGAGTTTTGATGACCATTCTCAAGCGTATATTCCTCATATGGAAAAGGAATCTGGAAATCTTATAAGTTTAAATGTAGAGTGTACTAAGTAATGAAAATAGTAACTGAATTTGAAACCCAAATAGCAGATTTTTTTGGTAGTAAGTATGGAATCGCGGTAGACTCTTGTACACATGGAATTGAACTATGTCTAAGGTACACCAAGTCTAATGAGATTACCTGTCCGAATCGAACGTATATATCTATACCTTTTTTGAGCAAAAAACTTGATATTAAATTAAAATGGAATTATAAAAGGTGGGAGGACTACTATTACCTTACCCCAGATATTATTGATGCAGCAGTATTATGGAAAAAAAATAGTTATATTAAAAATACATATATGTGTATTAGCTTTCAATTTCAAAAACACCTATCCCTCGGGCGTGGTGGTATAATATTAACCGATAATAAATCATCCGCGCTTGATCTTAAAAAAATGTCCTATGATGGTAGGCTACCTAACACCCCGTGGCGAGAGCAGAATATAGATACTATAGGTTATCACTATTACATGACTCCAGAAACAGCAGAAAATGGTTTAAATAGATTAGAAAGTGCAATTAAAACTCAACCACGGAAATGGGTAATGGAAGATTGGCCAGACTTAACACAAATGAGGGTATTTAACACAAATGAATAAAAAAACAGCTTTTATTACAGGTATAAACGGGCAAGATGGTAGCTATCTATCAGAATACCTACTTAGCAAAGGATATAAAGTCCATGGTATTATAAGAAGGAACTCAGTATCAGAAAATCAAGATAGTCGAGTCGCAGGATTATTAAATAATCCGAACTTTCATACATACTATGGAGATCTACTAGATTATAACTCATTAATTTCCTCGCTTAACAATTCTAAACCGGATGAAATATATAATCTCGCGGCTCAGAGTCACGTACGAATTAGTTATGATATACCCCAGTTTACAGTTCACGCTAATGCACTAGGAGTACTTAATATGCTAGAGGCATATAAGTATGTTTGCCCCGGAGCTAAATTTTATCAAGCAAGTTCTTCAGAGATGTTTGGGAGTTCAGTTGATGAAGATGGATATCAACGAGAAACTACTAAAATGACCCCTGTGTCTCCGTATGGTTGTGCTAAAGTATTTGGTTATAATATTACTAGAAATTATCGTAATGCGCATAAATTACATACTAGTAATGGCATACTATTCAACCACGAATCTCCTCGACGTGGCTCTAATTTTGTTACTAATAAAGTCGTTAAAGGTGCGATTAATATTAAAAGAGGGGTTCAAGACAAACTAGAATTAGGTAATATGGATTCTTATAGAGATTGGGGGCACTCAAAAGATTATGTTAGAGCAATGCATTTAATTTTACAGCAAGATCACCCAGGTGATTGGGTTGTAGCAACAGGTATTACACACACAGTAAGAGATATGTGTAATTATGTGTTCTCTAAACTTGATTTAGATGTAGAAAAATATATTGTACAGAACCCAAAATATCTTCGACCAGAGGAATTAAAGTATTTAAAGGGGGATTCTACTAGAATAAGACAATTAGGGTGGGAACCAGAATATACCTTTGAGAGTATGCTAGATGAGATGATTGAATCTTGGTCATCTAAATATAACCTATTAGCATCAACCCAGAATAAGGAGCAATTTAACAAAAAAGCTTAAATAATAAATTGATTTTTTTCAGAGAGAATATATTATTGGTATATGATTGTAGAAGATATTAAATCTTATGATGGTAATCTGATTCATAACAGATTCGCTTATAAATATTTTGGTAAAAAAACTCTTCCGATAGGAAATATTATTGCTTTTCGATCCCCTATGTTCGTAGAAGCAGAAGGAATGATTGATAATGAAGACCTTATTAACAACGATTACATTTACTCTGACGATGCTATTAATTTTTGCTGGGAAATTCCTAATTTGTGTCCTCTCGGTGCTGTTGCTTTTCAAAGATTACTTAACACACAAATTGCGAACATTCTTTCAACCAATTATATCAAGAAACCTATTGAAGTAGATGGAGATGACTTGATTGTACATGCAGAGCATAACCAACATAACATTATACAACAAAAAGGTAAGTGTAGTGTTAGTATTACATATGCAAAGGATAATGTAGCTATTGGTCATACAGGTATTAATATCGATGCTGGTAAAAAAGCTCCTGCATTTGCTTTTAGTACTAAGCTTAGAGATGAAGAAGCTCATGACTTTATGAAGAATATTATAGATGTATTCTATAATATGGCAGATGATATGTTTATTGCTACTACAAAAGTTATTGTATGACAATATTTGACTTTCTTAATAATATTACACACGAGAAGAGTAAGAAAGAATTAGATATATCTGATCAAACGTTATACAGTCCTTATATTATTAATCGCTTTTTATCTCAATATAATAAAGATATTTGTTATGTAATCAATCACACTGTGAATAAACATTGCGATGGTAATTTAGATAAAGAGTTTCATTATAAATTTCTTACTAACGTCTTACCGAAATTAAAAAAGAAGTTTATCAGATATATTAAAAAGAAAAAAGAAGAAAAAAAACCTAATTATGACAAATGTGCTTCCCTTCATGAAATTTCTAAGAGAGAAGTAGATTTGTATTTCAAAGAGTTTAACCTAAATACAAAGAAATATGAGTGAGTTTGAAAACGCTTTAGATAAATCCGGTATTGAGCTTACGGATTCCCAACGAGATGCATTTGATGTATCTGCAAAAAAGAGTCTTATTAACCTAGATACATATAGTAACGATACATTTAGTCTATATGGCTACAAGTTAAATAAGGTACTAGATGATATCCTACTGGTACAGTATGTTGATTTATCAGAAGACGGTAAGTCAGTAGTTCGTAATGGAATTCACATTCCATTAGCTCAAGTTCAGAAAACATGGAGACTAGCGCGCGTTATTTTAGTTGGCCCTTTATGTAAATATGCACAAGCGGGAGATATTGTTTGCTTCCCTGATGATAAGGGCATTAAAGTAGATAACATTTCAATCAAGGGTATTGAAAACTCTGTTAGAGATTGTGTCTTCTTGAATGAAGAGAGAATATTCGGAGTATGTGAACCAGAAGAAGTAGATGAAAGTAAGTAGATCTAATTTACTAGGGGAGTTGAATAGTAAAGTATGTGAGATTAGGTTTTT